TTAAGATCTCTTCCCCTCTTTTAATCCACTGACTTCCTGTTGTAATACATTAACTTGTCCTTCCAGTACTTTCAACCTGATCTCATTGATCCTGCTTTGTGTTTCCTGCGATGAACGGATATCTTTAATGTCGCCTTTCAATTGGAAGTAGCCTGTCATTACCGAAACAACAATGCTTACGGTGCTGGCTATGGTGACTATCATATTCTTTATGGTAATGCCCCTGATCTCTCTGTGTTCAAATGTTGTCATGATGTAGATATTATAAATTGGTTAAAGAAGCACAGCATTTGTGCTATAATGGTTGTGGATGCTCCCTGAATTTATTGGAGGGGCATTTATTCCTGTGACTTGTACCCGTAGGTGAGGTAATTTGGCTATGTTAAAACAGTAAAAGTATTTGTATTTTAAAACGCAATTGAACCATTAATAAATTGCTTAATACAATCTCTCCACAAAAGATATCCCTGCCCATTCAGGTGTAAACCATCGCCGCAGTCATATCGCGGGTTTAATCCGTTTCCTTTTAATAACAAGCTAAACAAATTGACATAGATACAATCACTTTTATCACTTAACGCTTGTAGGTGCTTATTCAGCTCAACTATATTATTTAAAACAGGCTTCTGATCTTTATACTTATTCCAGCTTGTCGGAAAAACACTTTGAATAAAGATCAACGTTTGAGGTGACACGCTTTTTATTTGCTTAATCATCTTGTTAACGTCGTTTGTAACAATCCGCGGCTGAACACCACTTAATAAATCATTTATTCCGATTTGGATAAATATCTTTCGAGGGTGTTTATCGACTATGTAATTGATCCTACTTAATACAGAGGCGGTGCCGTCTAAAGCTATGCCTCTGTTTTTAACATGAATATCATTAAACGCTTCTGCAATTTCAAAATTTTGAGTTTGACTATCACCAATAAAAACAATTGAATTACTATCTATTTCAAAGGCTTTAAATTCAGAGTTCCGAATTTTCCAAATGATATTTTCATTTGGAAAATTTGTAGACTTCGGTGCTAAACTATTATAGAATTGAATTTTCCTAACTAGATACATACTGGCCAGAGGCAAGCAAATAATATTTAGGACAATAGATGCCAAAAGCATTTTTTTCATAGTCAAATATAACAATCGTTGTTATACCAAGGTTATTTGTTTCCAAGCCTGCCAACTACCGCCTAAACCCGTATAACCGACGCGGATATACATAACTGTAGCGGTATCATATGTAGTTAGCTCCTGCCTAACTAATTGCGAAGCACATTTTACAGTGGTAAGCAACCCGTTTATAGGAAAGCCATCGCTTGCTAGAGCAAAATCAGTTGAATAGCCGTTAGGCCAAAGATTAGGTAATTTTGTAGCGGTAATGCCTGACATACCGCTATCAAAATACGTCTGAACAGGCGCTGCTAATTGAACCGGTTTAAAATCTTGCCAGCCACTCGTTCCGAAGTTATCATAAGAACCAACCCGTATGTACTCAACTGTAGGATTTTGATAATTTGTCAATCTTTGAATAGCAGCAACTGCTCCATAAGCCCCTTTTGTTGTTAATAACATTCCGCTAATTGGCCATCCGTCACTATTAAAAACAAAATCCACCGATATACCAAACGGATAAGTAGACATCGCTGTCGTTAATGTTTTCCCGGAATTACCACTGTCAATATACGTGGGAGTTACAACTTTCTGTACTTTTTCCCAAGGGGTAAAAGTATCACCCTGTTCAGCAAATCCAGTTCTAAAATATTCAACAGATTCGCTACCTCCATAACTATTCAATCTTTGTATGACTTGACTATTTCCTTGTCCACCCCTTGTTGTCATCATAAGGCCATTGATGGGAAAGCCATTCGATACTAAAACAAAATCCAATGATATGGCTAATGGATAAGTAGACGGCTTTGCTGCATTTGTAATTCCGGTCGCTCCCCTGTTATTAACTCCGCCATTTCGATAATATATAGGAAACAAAACTTCAAATGTTTTGGCTGCAATTTCTACGTAAAGCGTGTTTTTTGGATGGATATTACCATTACTATAAACAAGTAAATAATCATCAGAATTTTTGCTATCTTGAAGTATCCCGTAAATATCCATAAAACAACATTGATATTTACGAGCCAGAGCCCTTAAGCCATTATTCAACTCCTCATTCCATATTTGACCGCGGTGATCCATATTATCATCCTGCGTGGTGTTTTGTGATTGCAAGATAATGGAAAGTTTATCCTGCGTAAAGCTAGCATTTGTCCTAATTATCGATAAGCCAGTATCAATACGATCAATGACATCTTTTGATGTTCCGGGATGTATCCAACCATCATTTATTCCCCACCTTAAAATTAATACATCTGGGTTCGCTGCCAAGTCCGCTGCTAAATAAGTATCCAACCATTGTTGTGTCGTTTTTCCTGACTGCCCATTATTAACATATGTAACTGCTGATTGAACATATTGACGAGCTGTCATATCTCTTAATAAACTAACTGGGTCATATCCTGTTGTTGACCCATTACCGTAAGTAGTGCTATCACCTGACAACACAATTGTTGTAGCGGTTTTTGCTATTAGTTTTTTATGGAAAGCTGATAAATATTCTTCGCCAAAGATCATTGGAGAATCGGCGTAGGCAGTGTTAGTTTGCTGCTTTGTATTAATTGTTTGCTGTAATATCCTTGCACCTCCTAATATTTTACATCCATATTTATTAACCAAATTGGTTACTAAAAAGTCACCAGTATCGAAAATTACAGTGTTTACCGCCAAAGCAGCATTAACCGCCGCCGTATCATCCGTCACACCATCCCCAACAGCTCCATAATCAACCCTGAAAGATTTAATCTGCCCGGATGGTTCAGACGAGCCGCCCCCGCCACTACCGGAAGGCGCATTAATCCAATGCAAATCACCATCAGTATTGCTGTTTTTTGCCAGGATCTGCCCACTTGCCCCTCCCGAAGGAATCTTAAATAAACCGGTAATTTGAGCCTGCAGCTTCCCTAATGCCTGTAAAATGCTATCGGTTGCTGATATTGCCGAGGCGCTTCCGAATCCGATACCTGTAAGTACAGCGTTTAAAACCCTCGATACCGTGAAATATTTGTTTGTCGCGCCTTCGGGTACAGCATCGGTAGTACCGGGCGACGCGACAATTTGGATGTATGCCGATCCGCCCCACCTGTATTCATTGTTGGTATCGGTAGTAATATAGATTTTTCCGGTTTCTCCGAGCGCCGGCAGGGATGCATAATTGGCAATCTCCAGTACATCATCAACATAGCCGGGGAGTTGGGCTGCCGAAATCTTTCCGCTGCCATCTAAACCCGCATAGCCGTTGGGTGTATTTTTGTTTTCAATTTCCTCAAATTGTGCGCCCGAAACTATCAATGAAATTCCGCTGCCCCAGATACCGGCGGTCTTGGGGCCGAAAAAGTAATAAGAGGAGGTATTGATATAAAAATCGCCGTCGGTACCCAGGTTGTTTGCCGGATTGGTTGTTCCGTTTAATATGGTTTTGCCGTTTGTACCATTGGTACCATCCGTTCCGCTTGCTCCTTGTGGTCCCTGCGGGCCTGTTTGCATGGAGAATACCTGGTTCCATGCTCCGGCGGTCTTTTTGTAAAATATGCCGCTTACGGTGTTTATAAATGTATCGCCATTATTACCGGTTGACGAACTGGGGCTGGTTGTGCCGTATAGCACGGTGGTATCGCCGCTGCTTCCGGTGGCTATGGTGTAAACAATTGTCCAAACACCTGCTATTTTTTGCGCAAAGGAGCCTGCTGCAGTGTTTATAAATACGTCCCCGTTTTTACCGCTTGTGTTTTGCGGAAGCACCGGGCCGAAGGTTAGGTTAGCTCCGGCGTTTAGCCCTGAATTGATAAATTGAAGCAGGGTGGCAAAATCGAATTGATAATCGGCATTGTTGCTGATCAGGATTGATCTGTCTTCGGTATTTATAGTTTCTGCTATCGGGAGCTCGCTTATTTTTTTATCGTTCGCCATCAGTTTAAAAATTCGGTTATTGGTAAATTGTAATTGTTAATTGTGCCCGGATAGTTGAAATCATTTTTGTCGATACCACGAATCCGTGGACCGGACTGGCGGCTGCTTTTATTCTTTTCGTTGTAGCGCCAAAGCGGAAAGTTTTCCTGGTTATCTCTTAAAAATTTTTCTATATCATTGGCATAAGCATTGGCTATACTGCGCTGCTGCTGCACCAGTTTTACAATCTCGGGCGATGAAAGGGCATTGCCGTTATCGTGGCGTTTAATAACTGGTCCAGTTGCAGTGTAGTGTACAGCGTCGTTTTCAATAAAGCGGGCAAAGGTGAAATAAACCAGGGCGGGAGCGAGGCCTTCGTATAATACGATGCGGCCATACTCGTCAAGATATTCGCTGCCGTTTAACAGATCTTTATAAGCCTGCGGCGCATCATCTTTTATAGTGCCGTCATCATTGCAATAGGTTATTAGCTGGTAGTACAAAGCATATCCTAAAAATGGTTTTAGGTCAAGCTCCTGGGCCTTTTTGATAAATACTTTGAGCCGTTCGGGTTTAATATTTATGTTAATGTCTTCGTATTGCTGAAATATGGTTTGATTGATTAAATAGATCATAGCATGGCCTCCTAACTCCCGTTACGGGATTTGAAAATGTTGTTTATGATTGTGTTTAAGTCTTAGTTCTAAGTCTTGAGTTGGAAGTCTTAAGTCGTTTTTTGTTTAAATTAGAATGATGAAAATGATAAGGCTTAAGCAGCTTTTAGAACTTACGACTAAAGACTGATGACTTAATTAAGCGCACATTGCTTCGGCTTCGGCTTGTTTAAAACCATAGGCGTATATCAACGCAGCTATTTTGTTTTTTTGAGGAATGGCCGATTGCAGGAGCCCGTTGATGGCGTTTCCGGCCTTGATACCCGGGCTATCATCGGCTGCTATCGCTGTTACGGGTACGATGTTCCAGTTATTACCGGGATTTATATTTCTGTAAAAACGATTGAAAATTTCAGCTAAAGTTTCTGACAGGTCAAGCCTGTCGGCCGCGGTATTGTCATTGAACTCAAGAATTGCCTGCTTCTTTTCGCTGCCGTTGCTTAACCCTGATGATTTTTCGGCGTTAATCAATTCTTTTGGTACCGAAAAGCCTTTAATGATGCGGGCTTCGACAGATCGTTCCGTCGTTTCAAACAGCTTATCGTTATTCTGAATAGGGTAGGCTTTGAATTCCGGTTTTGAGTTTTCATCTTCATATTCAATTACGATGATCTTTTGCGCGCTTTTTGCACCCTGAAATGCGCCGAGGTCTTTTTCAAGCTGCGATGGGATATTGGCCGCTGAGTACTCATCGGCATCAGGCCTGGTGTTTTCGGCCTCCTCGCGGCGCGACTGCATAAAAAGCATGGTTGATGGCAGAAACCCGGTGGTTACCTCCCTGTTGTTGAAAATCTTGATCCCGGCCTCGGTTTCAAAATCTTCCCATACCGAATCTGCTTCAATTAACGGGTAATCATCAACTTCCGGATTAAAATAAAACAACTGTCCTTTGTAATGTTCCCATCCGCCGGCCCGGGATACCTGTTCCCGGATCACCTGCGGATCAGGATTATACCTGTCTAAAAACGTGATCTTGCTGCGCATGATGTTTTTCCAGGTTTTGCGGCCCCAATCCGAGTATAGTGCGTATTTATCGGCTGTTTCCGGGGCATCAGTATCACCCATGCGGATATCTTCGAACTTCACATAGCTTACTGATACAATCTTAAAATCAGCATTGTAATTTAGGTGAATGCCGAAACCAGTGAAAAGTGCTTTGTCGGTAGCCAATGCCTTTAATAGTTTGGCAAGGGTCAAGCCTTTAGAGTTAATTACCTGTTTGCCGAGGTCCCTTTGTTCAAACCCGTTACCGGCAATGAATTTTGTTCGTTTGTTCCAGCAGTCTTTTGCTGTAGGTGATCCGGCTACCAACTCGAGCATGCGCTGCGGATAAGCATTATCCAGGTCATAATTAAGAATACCATAGGTTTGGTTTGGCCTTACCAGTATTCGCCGTTCAATTTGCGGAAGGTAGGTTTTCATTTTGAACCTCCTTTGTTTGAATCTTTATTAGCCATTGATTTGCGCCTATTCTTAGATTGGATTATAACTCCCCCTTCAGGGTGACGGGGGGCAAACAGCGCTTCTATATGTGGATATCGTTGTAAGTACCATTCTGCTTCTTCATCGCTCAGGTTTTCATTGCAATGTATTGCTGCCGAACCAGGTACAAATTGATGAAAGTCGGGTTTAAGCATGTATTTCTTTGTTATTGCGTCATCAGTCATTTGGTCATTAGTTTTAGGTTATAGAAAAAAGATCTTTTAATGGTCATTAGCCATTATACAATGACTAATGACCTCATGACACAATGATTATGCTGTAACCAGCGCCTCGATAGCTGATAAAGTGCTGGCATAAGTGGCACTGCCGGTGCCGGGAGCAATAGATACCGCGCGGGGAGGGTAGGGCTCTTTCATTTTATCAGGATTGGTAAGCTTCAGTTTGTAACCACCGTCAAGTGATTCGTCTGCGGCATTACGTTCGGCATCGGTTAGTATCAATCCGTTTACCGCGCCAAAAAGTTCAATAGCTGAATCACTCGATTTGTAATTGTTAACCGCTATGGCGCGTACACGGCCATATCCCATGGCCATAAGCTGGCCTTTGATATCAACAGATAAACCTGCTATGTTGAAATCTATCTCTTCGGTATAACGCGGGCCTACCTGTGTTTTTGTTTGTTTGGAAGTAGTATTGAAACTGTTATTTGTTCCTTCAAATTTGTAAACTTTGGCATTGCTCACAGCGGTTAATCCTTTAACAATAAGCGGGTTGGTAGTGTCATAAGTGAGCACAACATCATCCGCATTGAAAATATAGATCACATCCTCAATACCCGAGGTAATAGGTTCATCAGTGCCCAGGCTAAAACCTGCGTTTATTTTATTATAAATTGACATGTTATTATTGGTTGATTAAGTTAATGGTTGATTAAGTTGATTGGGTTAGTTAGGGATAGGGTAAAGAGTTAATAACCACTCACCTAACCAACCCAATCAACAATTCACTAAGCAGAGAGGTAGAACAGTTCGTTGGCAAATTTGAAATTTACGGCCGCTTTCATACGGGCTTTCATGCGTACCACGTTATCGTTGGTGTAAGGCTTCAGGTAAACGGTTGATAGCTCAGAAGCATCACCTAACAGGTCGACACCAAGGAACAGGTTTGACGACCTTGCACCTAAAATGGTATTAGCCTGCCAGTGGTTCATGATCTGAAGCGGGATACCCAGGTAATCCATCTTTTTCATATCGGTAAAGGCGTTGATAACGTTTAATGCCTTGTTTGCCTGCGCCTGGGCATACGCATAACCCACATGTAAAGGAATCTGTAAGTTAAAATCTTCCTGAATCCTATCGGCAGGGTCAAGCTGGGCATAAACGCTGCCCAGCACCTGCAATACATTGCTTACGTTAATGTAGTTTACTATAGCCGCGGTAGCTGTGCCGCTAAAAGCTGCAGGTTTGCGACTGTTAACCTCGTTGTAGTTACGCACCAGCTTAAACGAGGTGGCATTCGCTACCTGAATAAAGTAAGATTGGCCCTGAACAGCGATACCTGGCGCGCCATTGGTAGTATCCTTGCTGGTGCCGGTTACCGCGGTGATTGTAACAACATCGCCATCAGCGAGGGTTGAGGTATCGGCCACGGTTACAATGCCATTCGCATCAATTGCGGTGGCTGCTAATGAGGTGGCAGGTTTACTTAAACCTACCTTATAAACGCCTGAAGCCGCAGCTATTGATGGGAGCAGGCCGGGGAAATCGGCGGTAAAGGCTGCTTCTTTAGTGGCACCTTTGCCAAGCCAGTACAAGCGTTCGTTAGCAATCTGGATTTTTGTTAAATAACGCTGCACCATAAAGTCCGACAGGTCAACCACACCTTCATAATCCATAAAGGCTCCTGGTTTAAGGGATTGGGCTTCCCAGCTTTGGGCCAGCTTATCCCATTGTTCCTGTTTCATAAATTCGTAAACCACGGGGTCAAGATAGCTTTCGGTTTGGTGAGCGGTTGTACCCTGATCGGTAAAGATACCCGAAGGGTTTTGCAGTACAACGTCGTCATCAACATCAAGGATCACCTTGCGGGCTTTTACGTCGTTAATTACGGTGAGCAGGCCACGCTTAACCGAATCTGCTTCGAGTAATGTGCTTGCCATAAATCCTGCCAGCGCTTCGCCGGCGTAGGTGTTGTTTGTAAATGTAAATTGAGCCATAAAGTTTAGCCCCCCGGCCCCCTAAAGGGAGAGCTTTTGATTGTTTTAAACGTATAGGGATAGTGAGAATGGGTTAATTAGATATGAGAAGGATAAGGTAATGTGGTAGTAGCTTTAGGAAGCTATTGCTTTTTTAACCGCGTTTTTCGCGATTTCAGTTTGCGGGGCAAAAAACGGAGCGGGCTCTGAGTGGGTTTTATTGCTGCGCTTTGAGCTTTCGGGTATAAAGGTTGATTTGATTTCGTTCTTTACTTCAGTACGTGTTTTCTGCAGGCGGTTGTTGGCTTCCTCAAGCGCGCTACGGGCTTCTGTTAACAGTGCGTTTTGCGCGTGTAAGCGGGCTTTTAATTGTTGCATGCGGTTTTGCACATCGGCAGGCTTTTTAGCTGATTTAGATTTGCTTTCCGGCAGATCCTCGTCTTCGTCTTCTGCTTCCGGTGCATTTTCGGGATCGGCAGGTGTTACTGTCTGAATCTTTCCCTGTTTAACGTCCAGTTGTTTGCCATCGGCGCAGGTATAAGTATCACTTATGGCAGGTGTAGTCATGTCTTCGTCCTGATAAACCTCGGCGCCTTCTTCAATTTGGCCTGCGTGATGGAGCGTTCCCTTATCGGTGATGGTTTGCTTGTTTACCACTTTTTTAAAAAAGTTCATGATCTTGTCTAATACCGATGTGGTCTTTTCAATGAGTTCTTTGTTTTCGATGTTCATGCTGTTGTTATTTATGTTTAAGATTTTGTTGATGCATCGCTGGTAAACTGCTGGGGCAGCGTTTGTATAGTTTTTAATAAGCGCGCTGTTAGTGATCTCTGTTTGATAATCTTCTATTTGGTTGATAAAGCCGAGATCAAGGGCCTGATCGGCAGTCATCCAAGTGACGGAGTTGATCAAGCTGTTTACGGTAACTCCGTCTAACCCGGATTTGTCCATGTAGATCTGTGCCAGGCGCTCCTGAACTACATTTAACATTTGTACATCTTTTAAGAGTTCATCGGCGTTGCCGCCTGTGCCAACCATAGGTTTGTGAATCATAAGCAATGCGTATTTGCTCATGATCACTTTTCTGCCGCCCATTGCAACAACTGAAGCTGCCGAGGCGGCCAGCGCGTCGATATAGGTAGTAACTTTACCGGGATACTTTTTAAGCAGATCATAAATAGCGATGGCATCAAATGCACTGCCGCCTACCGAACTGATGTGTACTTCAACGTCATCGCCCGCTGCCGCCCCAAGTTGGGTTTGTATGTAAACTGATGATAAATTACCCGAACCAATGCAGTCGGTTTCGGTATCGTATAAATAAATTTTGTAGCTCATATAGGTATTGTTTTTGTCCGAAAGTCGGGAAGTCAGAAAGTCCTGAAGATGGACTGGGGATTGTTAATTAGCTTGTAATAGCGGCCGTTTTTTTTACGTCTTATAACGCCGGCTGGCATGTATCAAAGGTCGTTGTTATTTTTTGTTTGGATGGTGACAGTGTTTTGTCAGTTGTTTATCTGACCCCGAATTTTTTGAATGAATTGAATTTGCTTCGGCTGATTCTGGCTATGGGCTATTTTTTGTTTAGCTGATTGATATAACAAATGTCGATACAAATTTCTTTTAATCTGGTGACAGTGTTTTGTCAGTGGAAGAATTTTTAAGCTGCTTTTTCAGAAAAACAGTTGAGTGCCCGCCAAATCGTGCGTTCGTCTTTATTAAACTTGATTTCGGCTTCAAGTACTGCCTGATTTTTAGAAATACCGCGCGTTTGTTGCTGGGCATTTACCCATAAATAAATTTCACGATACACAAATACTTTAGTAGTGATGAACCCTGCTTTATACATGGCCGAGAAAATGCCTTCATCAAACAGGGTGTTTGCGATTTGAATATCCATAGCGGTTAGAGGTTAGAGGTTAGAGGTTAGAGGTTAGCGGTTAGCGGTTAGCGGTTAGAGGTTAGAGGTTAGAGGTTAGAGGTTAGAGGTTAGAGGTTAGAGGTTAGAGGTTAGAGGTATGTTAACTATGATAATTGGCATAGTTTGCTACAAATTTACCCTGTTTATAGTTTGAGCGAGAATATTTTGCTGGTTGTTAATATCCTTAACATCCACATAAACAGGAGGGAAGTTATTGATCATTTGGTAAGCGAGGGTATTGGCCAGGTCCTTCACATCATTGACTGGTTGATTATAATAACGGTTAGCGTTGCCTCCGTCGGTAAATATACCTCCTATGGCATAACCGCGGCTTGGATTGGGTATCGAAAAGTCACGACCACCATGCGCCACGTTAATTGCACTTACCAAATTACGGGCCCAGGGATTACGCATGGCTTCAGACACAACAATAGCTTCACCCGAACGGAGGTATGCGTTTGTATTATCGGTACGGCTATAACCGGGCAATAATGCCCCCCGACCGTCGGACTGATAGTGTAAGCCGCCTTTAGCATATTGAGGTGGTTTTTGAGCTACAATAGTGGCTACTTGTATAGCTGTAGAGGCGATGATGCCTGGTATAACAAAGGGAGCAAGTATACCCGTTTGTGACGTTGCTTTGGTAATGGCCAATGCACCGTTAATAACGGCTTGTAATATCGATGCTTTCTGTTCTGCCTTAAAGGCCTTGACTTTTTCTGCAGCTTCCTTTTTTTGATACTTATCTTCAATCGCTTTTTTCTGGGTGTTTGTCAGGTTTTTATTGCTTAGTTCGGCTGATTTGTCTTTTTCCAACCCTCTTATCCTGGCATCGCTTTGAGTTTTAATGTTGTTTTGAATGATAGAAAAAGCTTTATCGGCCACTTGTTGTGCGCTTTGCAATGCAAACTCTTTACGTTGTTGCTCGTATTGCTGAGTTAACGCTGTAATATCCTTTTGCTTTTGATCTTCTAATTCTTTAATCTTGTCGACGTTGCCGGCGGCCAGTTTAATCTCGTAACTATATTTATCATCAATGAGTTGTTTTTCAGCTTCTAATTTCTGACCGGGCAGCAAGGCCTTGTCAACCTTTTTCTCATCCTTTGCCATAGTATCCTCGTGTTGATGGGCATCTATTACGGCCTGCATTTGCTTTTGAGCTTCTGTGAAATCATTCTTATTGAAAAACTGGATCTTATCGCCAATAGCGAGGTGAAGTTTTTCCTGAAGTTGTTCACTTTTTTTGTTGTATTCTTCCTGGCTGATTAATTTTTTATTGAGTTGTTCATTTAACAGATTAAGCTCCCTATCATAATTTTGTTTATCAAGCTCAACTTGCTTGGTAAAGTCAATTGCTTTAGCTTGTAGCATCTCAGTACTTCGTGAAGATGCTGTCTTTTTTCTTCGTTTAGCGTGTTCTTCTTCGCTTATATGTATTTTAACAGATGTACCGTAATTAGACGAGTTTTTATTACTATCCGAATCTGTTTCGATACCATTCAACTGATCAAGTTGCTTTTGTAAGTTTTGCAAGTTTACAAATGTCTTTGAACCTATGACACCTGCATCGGTCTGTTTTTTTAACTCCTCAATCTGTTTTTTTATTTTATTAATTGGGCTTTGCTGATCAAATTTGGCCCATTTTGTCTCAAGGTCTGCGGCAGCTGCCAACAATTCATTAGCTTTGTCTTCATAAGGCTTTGCTGCGTCGTTTCTGTTTTTTTCTGCACGTTTCTGATAAATCTTTTTTATTTTAGGGTCACTTGAGTTGGCTAACCCACTGTCCCAATAGTTACTGCTTTCTTCATCGGATTTTGCCCTTTCTTTTGCAGCCAAAACCTGATTTTCAGCGGCTTCTTTAACAGCGGCCATCGCTGCCGCCTTGTACATCATTGATTTAATATAGTTTGCAGAATTGTTTTTTAATATGGTTTCAACCTCATCAAGGGTTTTAACCTGCCCAATGGTTTGCCCGATGGTGCTATTATATTCTTTTACAACTTCTGATTTGTCAATCATTTCCTTCCTTGCAAGTCCCACTTTGATGCGAAGCATATCAACATTTTCGATAGCATGTGAATAGTCAGTTGATGCTAATCCCTTGTTAAGATTGCTTAAACTAAGCGTGGCAACATCAATAGCTTCTTTTCCTTTAAAAAGAGCCATTGCCCAGTTAATTATTTCGGGGCCATATACCGCCAGGATAGCCAAACCTCCTGTTAATGCGCCTTCAAAAAGTGTGAATGCTCCCTCAGCCAGTTCTGAGCCTTTTTTAATTAAGTCCAGTATGTCTTTCCAGTTAAGAAACGCGCTAATCATATCAGGGATCTTATTGGCAACTTTGTCGCCTGAATCAGCCAGTTTGAGATTTTGAGTATTTAATTTGTCAATGGCATCAGTCAGTTTAGGAAGATCGGAGCTTAAAGTATTCAAAGGTTTTGACATATCAGCTATAGCATTGCGGAAGTTGACAAAGGCTTTGGTATATAGGTCGAGCTGTCTTTGTCCATCGCTGTTAACCTTAACATCGACGGTTATTTTTTTTTCATCTGGCATATAATGTAAGTTGTTTTAATTGGTTGATCGTTGTTGGAAATAGGAATGAGGGGTAGGAGGTGTTGGAAAGAGCTACTGTCGGTATGCGTTTTGCAGGATGGAAAGAGGGTTTTCTGTTTGAGTTAAAGATGTTAATGTCGTTTTTGCTTGTAAGCCAATTGTTTGTGACTACTGAACGGGTTTTATGCTTATGAATGTAGTTCCATATGGCATATTTATTACGCCGTTAAATACATCAGGTTTGGTGGTTTTTTAGAAAATTTGCCATCTCAAGTTATGGCTTATTTGACGGAAGAAGTAAATTGGAATGAACAAACAAATAGCATGGATTAACCTGTAGTGTGACCATAGCCATTTACTATTTATGAGGTAATATCCTATAATTACGTACACTAAATCATTTAGCCAGCAGTTTTTCTTAACGGTTTAAATCATGGTCGTTTGGTTATGCTTTGAATATTAAATTTAAACGTAGGGCTGTTAAAGCCTTCATGTAAATCGATGATATTATCAAAATCAATATTGTTTACGATATCCCTTACAAAGGTTCCTGAAACAATTACTCTGTCTCCGTCTTTCATTTCTTTCAAGGCATTTTTTACTGCGCCTGCGCTATCAATTTGAGCATCAAATATTATTGTACCAAATTCAGGAACTTTTTCGTCTAAATAATTATTCCTCGGAATCAATAATCTTACGCTGGTATCATAATCATCGTCTACAAGCGGTGTCGTTTTTATTGTCTCTATAACCGCTAACCATTGTTTTACATTCCCCTGCAAAGTATCTTGTACAAATTTTAAAATAGCCGCTTTATGGTATTTGACGGCATCGCCTTTTTTGATTGGGTTATCGTTAACTACTTTAGCGGAGTCGGCAATTTCAACTCTTTTAATGAGGGCCAGTTCCGGAGCAGGCATGTTTTTCAATTGGTCTCCCTGTTGTGTACTATCACTACAAGCAGCAAGGCAAAACAAAACGGGAATTAATCGTGATAATTTCATGATGTAGGTTTATTGATTTATTGTACAATAAAATGCTAATTTTTTTGGTAAATATACCATTTATATAATATCATACAAATGCTATTTAACAATTAATAATTATCATCCCAACTTCACCAATTCAACCTTCGTCGGCTGTCCTTTTCGCCAGCTATCAATTTTGTTGATGTAGTAATAACAACTATCCTGTTCAAGATAAACAGGAATAAGTAAATCGAGCTCAAGGATATCGCGGGGTGTAAGCAAAAAATATCTGACTACCTTTTTGGTTTGCGTAAGTATTTTTTCGAGCTGCGGATAATACTTTGTTTTTAAGCCAGACTGTATGCTACCGTTAACTCCCGGTTTATCGCTAAAGCAAAGGTTAAATTCACCGTCGGGTTTATAAAAATAAGGTACCGATACAACGTCATTTACCTCAACAGTTTTCTCGCCATCGGTAAATTTTACAGTAGGGTAGTTTTTAAGACTAAGCAGGTTTAACTTTTGATCTATCAATATTCTTGGCGATGTCCCGATACTAAAATCGTTGTTATCGCTGTCAGGATCGAGTTTTTTGATTTGAGCTATGGTTCCACCAGTAAAAGCCCGGTTAAGGGTAGGGGCAAATTGGCTTTCAAACAAATCTGCACTGGCCGGCAAGGTTTTGTCATTAACCACAATTTCTGCGTCGGCAAACTTTTTAGGCAGTACATTATCATCATCCTTGTATTTCATGTAGTTAACCTGTGCATAGCCACCAAGCTGGAAGCTAATAGTTTTGCCCTGATCGATGCATTTGCTGGTCCAGTTTTTTGCGATTGGGATATTATCTACAATATCAGCAAATGAGTTAAACGACACGGTGCGGGTACTGTTATCTGTTTGGCATACAATGCCGAAACGTTGTAGCGTATCCTTCAATAAATCCTTCTGACTAATATCCGGAAAAATACGTTCGCATTGAACCTGTTGACCGTATAAAATTGGTTTCTGGTCAACATCAAACCTAAATGCAGCACCTTTGTGAATGAATACCGTTGTATTGTAACGGTGCAGGTGATAAGAGATAAAAACCGAATCCCCTTTATTAAGTTCAAAATCGTATGTGAGTTTTAAGTTCTTAACCGGTTCTGTGCGCTCCCTGGTGTTAGGCGGATAGGCCTTGTCGGTAAAGTTTATCGTTTGTTTTGTTGAAACATTTTCATGCCCATTTGCATCGCGATAGTTGATAATGAGTTCAAAATACCCATTATCGCCAGTATTGGCAATACCATGCATATCCAAATCCAATATCAGGCTTGCTGTTCCGTTAACCCGCTCTTTTGCGTGGTATTCCTGAAACCCAATTGGTAATGTTCTATCCGTATTGTTGTTAGCATGCATGCCTAATTGCCCGCCATCTATTACGAGGTCGTTATTTGTTACATACAACATCGATGCTGATTTACTCAAGCCTTCAACAGAATTTTGAAAATCTGAGCCATGCTCAAATTCGTCATTGGCAAACTGGCAAATAAGTTTAGGATATAACTCATTTTTAAGCAAGGAGCCTGTTGCTTTATAACCTGTGTTTTTGATCATTAGTTCGATTGCTGTTTTAATGAAAAAGCCGGGGCGCATGGTGTACACATCTAAAGGTTTATCAAAATAAACTTCGTTTATCGATCCATAGTCCACAACGGGCCATATCCAGCCGTCTGCCTTTTTTTGTGAGGCGATAATAGTATCCAGATTCCAGGGGTGGTCAAAAGCCTGCCACGGCAGGTTTTTACCCAAATTGGATGTTGGGCTGCTGCTATCGCCCATGTCATAGATTTTTCCCTCCAACGCATCAAAAAAATCAACGTTACCGCTTAGTATGGTGATGTTGGCCATATCCTGTTCAATGCTGTTAAGTACAGCCAGCCCGTAAGGAATAATCTCCAGCCCATCCTGGATGATTTTTGCCTGGTAATTATCATAAGGGAGCATAGTAGTAAAAGCTATATCATCCGGGAAACCCAGGATTTGACGGTTACGCTGTGTTAGCGGGATCTTAAACTGGTTGCTGGTATTGCCCTGCTGGTTTTTAACTTCGGCCAGGTTATTGATCTGGAAGGTAAGCGCAATAGGGCTGTCATCAGTTAAATCAACCACTTGGTCATTAATATAAAGTTGTATCTGATTCATGAAATTAGCAAATGTTAGTTGTTGATCGTTGTTTAAAACAATTGGTTTATTATCAATAATTTATTTAAGTTTATGATCCCGACCAATTAACCTGAAACAGCATTCAATGCATGTAAAGTATCTTTTGATAATTGCCATATTGGTATGTTGCCTGGTATCATGCAAAAAAGATGATAAGGCTGCTAACCCTGTAGTTACTATTACAGGTAAATGGTACCTGAAAAAATATCATACCCGCAGTTATAAAAACAATGTACTATTGAGAGATACTGCCCGTACAGATTACTCGGCTGCTGATTTTGAAATTTTTAATAATGATGGTTCAGGTTATACGTCAAACCGCACTCCGTCGGGCGAAACGGCGCTTATTAAATATCAATACACTTTGAAGGATAAAGTATTAACCATAAGTAAAACAACACCGGCATTTTATGAAGGCACTTATACCGTTAATACACTTAGCGAAAATGCACTTGAAGTAAGTTATGAAAGTAGTATAACTGTTGATGGTGATTATTACTATGGGATTGATAACATTAGTTTTACGAAAGAATAGGGCGGTTACTGGCTTTGAATATTTATCGACGGCATGTTGAATGTTACGCTAAACGGGGCCTGCCCGTTGCGGGTTTCATATTCGCTGTAGGTAGCCGTATTTATCACAATGGTTTGCCACCTGACAGGATTTTTATTTACCAGCATTTGTACCTTTGGCGAATATTTAATTGACTGCAGCCCGCGGATATCATTTACAGAAAGGTCTTCGGCCATAACCTTCATTTTTTGCCCTGCACTTTTGCTGATCACTTCTTCAATTCCTTCCTGGGTTTGCCAGTTTTGTACAAAGTTTTTAATTATAACAGCATTTTGAACATCCAGGCTTATTTCCTGGTTAAATACAAAACGATAGTAATTCCAGGAACCACTAAGCCCGATCCATCTCAGGTATACTGAATTATCATCAACAGCATCATCTATCCGTATAGTTTGTGCTTTGGTTAACGAATGCGAGCCATTTTCATCATCATACCTGATCTGGATATTGAAGTAATAGGCCACGGCCGGGAAGTTTGCATTAACCATAAGCCGGTGCAGGCCGGCGGGACCTGTTAAAGGCATGATAAAAGATGTCTGGTTCCCAATACTAAATTTGCTGCCATCTTCATTCAATATCCATGAATCATCTTCGTTTTGTAAATAATCGGGTTGTGAACCACCCGGTAGCGGGTTCCGGTTAATATCAAGCAAAGTAAGCAGGCAATAGGGTTGGAGGCCGGCCATCTCATCGGTGCAGATAAACCCAATATCGAATGGGTACCCGGCCGAATACACAGGTTCTTTAAAATCTGTTATCCATTGTGCAGGTGAGTTAACGTTTGGTACATAAGCTGCAAGGTTGCCGCCATATTTATCCCCGAGCTGTTTGGCCGCATAAACCACATAGTACGGATACCGAATTTGACTGAAGCTGCTTGTAAATCCTTCGTTTGAGCCATCATCATAATGCTGGGCGTACTCAACCGTATAAGCGGCGCAGAGATTGGTATCGCGATGATCAACCTGGTTGTAATCGCTGCTGTCGGCCGGGCGCAGCAAACTCTGTAAAAAGTTTGACAGGTCCGCTTTTACTAAGCCGGTATTATCCGGCCGGTTTACTGATTTTATAGCGGATAGGTTATTGGTAAGCGGATCGTTATAGGTAATGCGGGTATGTAGCTCATAATACGGGTACATGCTGTTGATATTAATAAAACCGGTAGTGTCACCGTTTATAAAGGAAGTATCAATCACTATGCTATTGGTGCCGGTTACTTTTTCAATGGTATAAACTCCTTTATAAGCGTTCGTATTCAGATAGATTTTATCCCCTTCCTTGACTTTAACCAAACCTGTATTGGTGTCTTTAAAATTGGCGTTAACACTGATGCAGGCATGCCCTTTTTCGCCGTCGGCTGTTATGTTGTTAATCGTGAAATCTTTTCTTTGATAGGTAAACACGATAGGATTGAACGCCGCGCTCCAGCGTGATATATATCCATCGGGGAGCATTACCGAAGGGTCACCGGTTAACAGATTGGTGGATGTTGAAATACTAACCTCCGCAGTGTCTGTACAGCCTAAGGGGTTACTGTCTTTTACAAGTATGTGTTTTAACCCTCCGCTTAGGTTTGTGAAAACAGGAGACGCCTGCCAGTTTACACCCAGATCGATACTATACAATATGGATGCAAAACTTGAGGTCGCGTTAACTGTAATCTGAGCGTCGGCAGCTCCCGGGGCCGACTCGATCTTATTAATAGCTATATAATTTATCTTCAGATTACAAACAGAGGGATTGGGGGAAGGATTGTCACCGGCTTTGACAGCAATTATGCTGAACGATACATAATTACTCCGAATCATATCGCCCTGGGGACTATATTCGTAATCCCTGATGATACCTGAATAAAGTGGGAATGATTGCCCGGCTACAATAACGGTGAAGGTGCTTGTATACCCGTTTTCGTTACGCTGATAGGTGACTTCGCAGTTATTGCCATTGGTAGGCTGCCTGGTATCAGCATCAATAATGCTGATGAATACATCGCCCTGATCGATTTGTCCCCCGTTTTGGTCGGGGTAGGTTGTTGAGCTGATGGTTTCATTAATAGTGGCTGTTATATTCATTTTTTATTGGTTAGAATGAGGGTTTAAAAAGCATCAAAATACATGGCCGATAACGCTATGGTTAAACCAATACCGGTGGTGTTAACATCAAACTTGTTATAAACCGGCACACATTTGGCTTTTTGCCCTGCTTTGACCCTGAAGTACCGGCCTTCGCCTTCCCTGTATTTTGAGGCTTTTACCACAAATTGGTTAGCCATTTGCAGTGCCTGCGATATACAGGTTTCATTTTCGGCCGTGAACTGTCCAAAATCTGTTTTGAACAGAAACTCCATATAAACGGTGAACGTATTATCAACCGAGCCATTAACCTGCGGACTTACCTCAATAGGCTGAAGGGGGTAAAGAAATACGCAGGGAAAGCTGATATCATCTGCAAGGGTATTCAGTTCGGCCTGGGTGCCATAGGCAAAAGCCAGGTTGCCATTAAGTGTTTGTACAATAGCTTCTATTTGGTTACGCATAATAATTCAGGCCCCGATCCCTGGGTTGGGGTGGTTTGGTATTTAATAGCCTTGCAGGGATAAGGCGCTTTAAGTTGTAGTTTGAGATAGCTCGCTATATCGTTTTTGATATTCAGCTTCAGTTTTGTTAAGCAGCAGTTTGGTAAGCAAGCGCTCATATGGCATACTCATGATCAAGTCCCATTTGGTAATATCGCCGCCTGCTAATGAGTTTACAGTGTTGATGTATTTGAATTTTTCGAACGACTGGATTCCTGCCCTTTTTTCCAATACGGTAGGAACCGATGCCAAAAGCTTATTCTCGGCATCGATAAGCTGGGATAACAGGTAAAAAAATGCTTTGAGATGGGCAGTGCCTCCGTTACCCGTAGCTTTTTAACTTCATCAATAAAGTTTTCGACTTCATATTCGTTATATTTTTTACCCGTAGCCCGGCAATAAAAGTATTGTGCCAATACCTGGCAGCAGGCGTTTAATGATGGGTTAAAATGTTCCTGCCAATCATCTTCGCCATGGGTTTTTATATGGGTATTTATTTCTTCGGCTATGATATCGCGGGCTGCCATAAAAGCGCCAGCAGGCTCAACCGAAAGGTTTTGCATTACTTTTACCTTTGTTTTTTGGAATGGTGCCCCGCTGTCCCCAGATAGCATAAAAATTACCTCTTTGGGGATCTCGTTACTGTTGTACAGGTGTTTAATCTGGTAGGATAAAGAAAGCACGGCATCGCCAAACTGGTGCAGATCATCATAGTTTTTGATGTTATGAAGCTCAATAACCGGGATGCCCGAAAGTATGCTGATGGCCTCCAAATCTGTTATATCGGGCCGGGCCTGCAAATCCATTAGTTGGCCCAGGGTTACTTCATTTAATTGCGTTGGTATCCGGACCCGCAACTTGCCCTGGGTTGTTTTTAATATTTGTTCTGTCATATCTATTAAGCCTGTATCGGTTTTGTGGTTTTTGATTATGGATGTTTAGATCAGCCCGTGTAAAACCCCTGCCTGTTGAATGCTTTGCCTGTGCGGCAGGCGCGAGTGGAGTTTTCCGGTACCGTTTATTTTTAGTTTATTAAGGGCGATATACCTTAAGGGGTCTATCAAATGATTCCATGAGTCAACCGGTTCATTGATGGTTTTGCCTGTTACATTTACGCGCCATTTATAACGGTTAAGCTCGTTGCGCAGGTTTGTACTATTGCGGGTTATATTTATTTTGTAGCGTTTAAGGATATCAATAGAGTTTTTAACACTATCGGCACCTTTTTTTGCAGCTGTAACACGCCACCCCAGGCGTTTTAATTCTTCTATTGATTTGGGTTCTGCACTATCTGCAATAATTTCGCAGTTAAAACCTACACCGGCCTCTTTTAATTTTGAGGAAATATCTGTGTTGGTGAGGCCTGTTTTGTAGAGTAACTCGTTTACCCACAATTCGCCGTTTTGCTGGTATACTTCAATGCATCCGGTTTCATCATTGGTAAAACCAAAATCTAAGCCCAGGGCTATCAAACGGGCATCGGCCGGGATAGATTCGCAGATATACCAGTTGTCAAATATAAGCCCGGTTATTTTGCCGGTTAAACCACGGGCGTATACTTTCCATAGTTCAATATCAACAGTTTTTAACGCTTCTATTTTATCACGTACTTCCTGACCTAAAAACGGGTTATGCCGATGGTCGGACACTATAAGTTGTACCCCCGGTTTACCAATTAAGTGCTCATGTACCCAAAAGCCGGTATTGGGGTTATAGTCAATAAAAATGCGCTTTTTGGTACGCAGGGCCAATTCTGTATATACGTCCCATGTAAGGCCATTGGCTTCGTTGATAAACAGGTAGTCGCGCTTTCCGGATTTTGCGTCCTGTCCGTTGTCGTAGCTTTTAAACTCAATTATGCTACCGTTGAGAAACTCGAAAATACGGTCGCTTTTATTATAGCTTTTAATTTTTGCCTGTAATACCGGCGAAGAGCTGTATATATTTAGAGCATCGCGCAGGGCGCCTGCTTTAAGGTTAGGGATATCCTGTCCAACTATGGTGATCACCTGTTTGGGGTTTTCGCAGGCAAGGCAAAACAGCGCCTGCTCAATGGCAAATGTTTTACCGCTGCTGGTGCCTCCCTGGTTAATTACCACATGCGCGGTTGAAAGATAATTTTGTTTGAACAGGACAGAGCAGTGAAAACCTTCCGGTTCTTTAAATGGAATGTCGGTGATTATTTCTTCATCGGTCATTGTTACTGATTTTAATCTGATAGCTGAGGTTGCAAACGGGTACCGGAGTTATAGTTTTACTTCTTTTTCGCTGCCGGCAGGGGGAGGTCCTGAGCTAAAGACCTTTACTGTTAAAATGTTCCCTGCTTCTGTATTTGGTAATTGATCATGTTTTTCGCTCCACCCCATATTTTTTAGCGCGAACATTGCCCCGGTTACATTTTGGTGCAGATGGGCTTCATAGCAGGCTTCTACGCGTAAAACGCCCTGTTTAGCTGCCTGTGAAAACGGGCCGTGCTGTACATAAGTATAAAACTCCTGCCGGCTGCTAAAGCCAAGGGCAAGGGCCAGCCCTGATAATGTTGCAGGTTCGGGTTCACGGTCCCAAACCTTTTGTTCAATAGTTTCTGCATTGTCTTTACTGTTTTTTACCGGTTTTTGTTCAATATGATATTTCCCCTTTATATAGGCGAAATATTTGTCAATAAGCCGCTCAACCTGGGCCGCGTTATCAAAGGAAAATATATAGGGCTTCATTATGTTGTAAATGCCGATTGGCAT